CCCGTTTTTGTGCGGCGCGCGGGGGGGGCTTAACTTTTTGCGTTCCGCATTACATCTTTTGATCCGGAGAAGTTCCGCCGTTATGCGTATGGCCGTTGTAGATACTGCGCATGCCGGTCATGGAGTAGTCGCCTCCTTTATCTTTGATATCTCCTTTGGCTACGATATTGCCTCCGACCTCAAGATCGCCCGTGCACTTTGTCAAAGGAGCATCTACTGTCACCGAGGCCGATGTTTTTACCGTTACCGGACTGGAGACACCTTCTACCCTGATTCCGTTTCGGGAGAGATAGACTTTCCTCCCCAAGTCATCAAAAACACAAACTTCTCCGTCCTTCAAATCAGTGGGACGGTAACGACGATCGGCAACAACCACCGCCAGAGTCTGATCCCGGTCTCCGCCCAAAGCCAGCCCAATTGCCTCAGCTCCGACATGAGGCTCAGAAGTAAAACCGTAAGGTTCGAAGTGTTCCACCGATTCTCTGATGTCGCCACCGAGAAGCTGAACCTGCAGCGTTCGAAGTCTTCGGGCTCCGTTCTTGGCCGAGACCGTCGCTCTGTTGATTAGATCTTTAAGATTCATTTTCTTTAGGCAAAAATAAACCCGCCGAATTTGGGCGGGCGTGTGAGTTTTTTGACTCAATGTACTTTTCGTGGAACTCCGGAGAGAATGTCTCTGATTGCCTCTTCTCGTGTAGCCACGCGGTCTTGATACATCCGAGCAGTAATTTCATTCTCCAGAGCTTCTTTGAAGATCTTTTCGTCCATCTTGCGCTTTTGCTCGGGACTGACGTATACCATCCCTTTCATATCTTCTTCAGTAACATGAAGTGCTGGGTCTTTGTAATTCGGGTCGAAGACCCAGTCTTGCTGTCCTTTTTCATTAATGAAATAACGCACATCAGCTGACGCACTGTTCGCGACTGTCAGTAAGAAAAATACGAGCAACAACCGAATCGGCATGTCAACCTCCGAGAGATACTTCAAATTTTACCAGAGTTGATCTTTATTTCCGACAGGTTTGATGTGTCCCCGATAACCTTACTGTCCTTCTCTTCCAGCAATCGAAATGTTTGAGGTGAGACGCACGTGAGCTCGACAGTAGATCCTGCAGACGACAGACTGTATCCAATTCTGCTAATCAATAACGGTGTATTTTTTATTTCCAGTAAAGAATCGGAAATACTAACCTTGGTATTAACCTTCCACAGCTCGCCGTTACTCTGCCGCCAGCCTTGAACTTTGTAGTTCAATGTATCGGACTCTCCTGCCTTCACATCTTTGATAATTCCCGCTTTTTTCTGAAGAATTTCTGTTGATGCATTACCAGATTCTTGTTTAACCAACCATCTGGGACGTCTGACTCCCGAGTCCCGAGCCGTCGCTGTAAGATGGTTTGCCGATACCGGAAGTTCACTTGTAGGATTAGCTGCCTGTCCCAATGTTACGTAGTCGCTGAATCGCTTAGAGACATCCTGAGTTCGTTTGCCTTCAAGAATATTCTTCCCAAGTTCCAATATGTCGTGGGCGATGCCTCCCGAGCCGGCTTGGGCGATGACCAAGTTGCCTGCCTCGTCATCCGTAAGCAAAATTCCGTTTTTCTGAAGATATCGAGTAATGGCAGAACCAACGGTTTCCGTCGGAGAAAACTCGAGATTTCTCCTGTCTACCGACTTCACTTGATCCACAACGCCGATTCCAAACGGTTTGCAGACTGCCTTTAAATTCTGCTCATGCGTCTGATTCTTGTAGGAGTTCGCCATCCCGTGGGGCATGCAGCAGTCCTGCAGGTCAACCGTCTTACTGGCGCCTGAAATCGTAACGCTGATTCCTGAGGCCGAATAACTGACTTCTCGTTTGGTAACGTAACCGGTCAAGATCGGCTCGCCGTCGATAAAAACCTGCACTTCATCCTGAGGCTGAATGCCTATCGTTAGATCTTCTTTGCTTCTGGTTGACCTAACCGAGAAGGTTCTGGCCAGACTTTGAAGCGTACAGGCAATACTCACATCCAGCCAGTTCTCGTATTTTCTGCCGTTGACAAAAAGAGTTACGGTGTTATTTAATTTGGATTTGTTTTGCATATAAATAAAAAGATGATTGAACCGCCAATTCCTCCGGACGAACTTGTTGAATCCTTTGACAGATCAAGCGAGAAACATAAGAAGCGCATGGAGTTCAGTGCCAAAATGATGGACTATGTCATAAATGGAAATCGTCAAGAGCTGCTTGCAGGCATTGATGCCATTCGCAAAGATTTTCAAGAAAACACTCGTCAGATCGCCGAAGAGTTAAGTAAATCATCCTCACGAACCGCATGGAAAATAGCTATCTTCAGTTTATTCGGAGGCTTTCTGCTAGGCCTTTTTGCCCAAGACTTTAAGGCAATCGTATTCCAAGCGTGTAAAACACTAGCCAATGCAATACAGCCCGTAAAAGAGGCTCCCAAAACATTACCGCCGGCGCTCCAACCAAAAGAAAAAGCAGAAACGCCGAAATCTGAATAACGATCCAATTATTCCAATTAATTTTCATAGCTTATTTCTCATCCGTTTACTCTTACAGCAGCCTTTAGAACCTCAAATATCAGCTCTAAGGTAATCGGAAGCGCTCGCTCTTTCGCGGTGTCTTTGACTTTTGCCCAGATACCTTGATTTCTAAGAGCGTCCAACGTATCCTGCCCTTTCATAGTTAAGCGGGGGAACAAACCGGTCAAGGTAAATGCCGTGCGATTCAATATATTTATTTCGCATCCGGCTATCATCCCGGAATCTTCCATCAGCAGCAATTGAGCTAAGACCATGGCTTTGAAATGATCGGATTCTTTTTTCCGCTCTTGCCATTGTTCTTCAGACTCATCCAATCTTCTCTCAACTTTTTCTGCCATCAGCCCCGACAGATACTCTTTAATGGTTTCATCTTCGAATTTCTGCAGGAGCTGTTTTATTAACATCCAATCACGCTTCATCTTTGACTCACTCATTCAATAACTTCAACGGTATTGACGGCACAAAACCTGAGTGCCGTATCTTATTTCTTCCGACGATCTCTAATTCGCGGGTCGAGTCTCCGTAATAGTCATAGGCCAGCACCAATGCCGGAGTAACAGCCGATGGCGTAAACGTTACAAGTCGAGCCTGATTTTCAGCTCGCTGCGTTATCGCCTCATACACTGAAGAATGCGCCTGACTTAATGCCTCAAAGACCGAATCGTTTTGAGTTTTAAACATCTCTGCGTCAATCGCTTCCAGGATGTTGTCCCTCACCTGAATTAAATCGTCGTACGGGGCAGTTTGAACCACGGCTGAAGCATCTACCCGATCATTTTCCGAACCAACTTCTGAAGCAGCCAAAACCGCGTTTGATAATGCCGCCTGCCGTACCAAGGTTTGGACTGCTGCATCGGCATTCTCGATCCTCTCGCTTGTCGTTCTCGAAGCCACGGCCGTCGGTTTGGAGCTGTTCAGCGAATTTTCTTTCGTGAGCTGGCTGAATCGGTTAGCCACATTGCTCCAAGCGCATATCGTTGAAGCAAAGCCCTGCAGGCCCAGCGTATCTAAAACTCTTTGTCCCAAAGATTGCGGTGCTCCGCTCACCAAGGTAATCGCATCATTGGCCAAATCGGCCAGGTCATCAGCGAGATCAAAAGCCTGATAAATTCGAGACAGCGAGTCTTCCGAGAAGAGCTTGGCAAAGTCTTCTCCCACCGTCTTTTTCACGAAATCCTGGCACCCGGAGATATCAAATTTTTTAATAAACTCGTCAAAATTTGCGTTCGTCAGTGCTGAGGCCGCTTTTAAACACCGTCCCCCGGCATCCACTATCGAGTTCGGAAACTCTAATTTCCCGCTTTCAACAAAAGAGAGTGTGACGGTGGAAAGTCGGTTTGACTCAAAACGCGGAGAAGTGAGATCAACTGCCACTACCTCCATGGTGCCGAGCCACGGATGGATAAGCCTTCCTGCTCCCTGTTTTTCGCATGCCGCTATCAACCGCTTCATCCGGGTAATGTAATCAGCTCCTATGACATAGGCCGTTACGGTGATTGTTCTTTTTGAGCGCCCCAGATCCTCAGTAAACGGCGTATCTCTCTGAGGATACTCAAAGGTCTGAGTTCTTCTGCCTACTTTGAAGTCGGAGCTTGTTACTTCAAAGGGTACGCCTCTAAAGGAGGCTCGCCTTAATTCCGGTGCATTCATTAGTCGGTCAACCCCTCTACTGGATAGTTTTGAGTTGAAGCAGAGAAATACCCGCCGCTCGAGTCTTGCTTATTGACTTGAGCCTCGGTTCCGTTCGGAATCTTTACGACCACTTCCAGACGGTTATCCACTTCTGTTTTCTGAGTTGGGAGCCCTCTGCTCATCGCCGCTGCTTCTGAAGAACTCATCATCGGAGCAGGCCTCTGAGGTTTCGCCTCTTCTCTGGAGAGTCCGAGCATTTCTCTGGCAGAGCCTTTAATACCCTCCCAAGACAGCTTTTTCTTGATATTTTCCCACGTCTCTGACAGGCCGGACCAAAGCGCACGAATATTCTTACAGGCGTTATCCCATGCAAGAGAGAATCCTTCAGGAAGTTTGCTTAGGACCTTGGATAAATCCGGAAACGTTTTCTTGAACCAAGCGGAAATTTCATCCCAGTTCTTCCATAGTGCAATGCCGGCAGCTATCGCTCCTCCGATGATCCAGCCCCATGGGCCGAAGGCCGTGGTAATTGCCGCCCCAACCCCGTAAAGGGATTGCCCAAGGCTAATCATATTGCCGACAAGCGTCAGACCAATTAAAGCTCCGAACCCTTTGATTATGGTGTCCCAGCCGCCGATAGAGTCCACAAAATTCATGACCCCGTCAATCAGATTAAAAACCCCGTCAACCGCTTTTTCAAAGTCAATTTCGGAGACAGCCTTGGAGATTTTTTCGAATATGGCTTCCAGCCTTTGGGTAATCAGATCCTTGTTGGCTACAACCCAATCCTGAATCCTCTTTACAATCGTTTCGATAACGGGTGCAAGCGACGCCCCGATGGTCGCCGACACTCCGTCTAAGACTTGAGAGAACTTGCTCATAGTATCGGTTAAATGAGCCGAGTCAGCTGCCATCTTATCGTTCATCACGATGCCCAGCTTCTCGGCTTCATTGCCCATATCATCAAGTCCTGAGGCACCGCTCTCAAGAACAGGAATCAGCTGTTTAGCCAAATCATCACCGACAGCAGCCGTTAAAATTCTGAGCCTGACCGCCGGAGACTCATTGTTCTTAACAGCCTGCGCGAGGTTGCGCATAACATCAGCCGCGTCTCGAATATTTCCTTTGGAATCCTTCAGAGAGACGCCCAATCGCTTAAAAATAGCTGCCAGTTCCTTATTTTCTCCTCTGGCAGCTTTCCCCATGTTATAGGTAAGCTTTACCAAGGCCTGATCCATCTGCTCGGCTGACATTCCTCCCAAACCCGCGGCATAACGAAGTTTCTGTAAGGACTGAACGCTGACGCCGGCCCTCTTGCTTGCCTTATCGATAGAGTCCCCCAGGGAAGTAAACTTGTCTACCGCGGCCTTTAAACTAAAGCCTCCCACGCCTCCCAAGACTGTCAGGGGAAGTGCAAACTTTGATGCCAATGCTGCAGATGATTTTCCAAGAGCAGAGAAGGAGCGCCCGATCTTGCCGAAATTAGCATCAATTTTCTTCAACGCCGGGCTTATCTTATCGGTCGCCGATAGGACGGCCTTGAGACTGTATTCTTTTCCTGCCATTTTTTATCTTCTTCCATAATGCGAAGAGCCTCTTTCGCAAGTTCAACTACCCGCGAAAAAGGCTCTTTTGACAGTTCAGTAGGTCTTTCACTCCAGAATCGAGCCGTGTTGTAAAAGACCTTCACAGCCATTTTCTTCTGCCCTACTCCGTATCGGTAAAAAAATCGGATACCTTTCGGATTAAAGCCATCGCATCTCTAATTCCGAGCTGGCCCACAGCTTCGTCTGAAAGACCGGAACAGGTCACAACATACTTTCTAAGCAGGCTTAATTTTTCGTCCGGAGTAGATGCGTCCCCGGGAAGACCCATTGCGGAGATTTCGTTAAAGGTCGGTTCTCTCAGATCAACCTTCTCAATTTTGTTGCCCGATACCGTGATCGGAGCTTTCAGCTTATAAGTCTCAATCATGACCATCTCCCGTTGGTTCCGACAAATTTCATGCCGACGCTGCCTGCGTCGCTGTCAAAATTCATCTCTCCTTCGATAAAAGCTTCTGAGAGCGTATAACTCTTACCGTTGGCTAATTCCGCAACGACGGTACCTGTATCCATGTTTGAGAGTTCCTCGATCGGAAAATCCTTATCCATGAGGAAAGTGCCGTCGATATAAGGAGCTATCGGAGTCTCTTTGTAGTTAACCGACCCGTTCGTTGAAACAATGGTTTCTTTTGTGGTCTTTGAAAGCGGGATAGTGAGCCCTCCTTCAATATCGAGCGTCCTGCCGTTGACTGTGATGTGGCAGATTCCTGCAATTCTTGGCATTAAATCACCTCTTATTCATTAAATTGAAGACGGAACTGAGCCAGCACGGCAAAGACTCTTAACTGATTGACCAAGTCCGGCGGCAGAAGGACATCCACTCTGTTTGGATCATCTTTGTTTCTTTCAACAATGAGATACTTGGCGAACAAGTCGGCATTTTCGACAATCGCCTTGTCTTCGAGCTTGGTGTACATCGCAATGAGCTCGCCCCTGATGATGGACGGCGTGACAACGGCTTGTCCCGCTCCGAATCGCGTTCCGTCGCTGGCGAGTTTGTGCCGCGGATACTTGCTCGTAATACAGCTTCTCAAGGCGCGAATGATGTAGGCCAGCGTGTGCAGCGTCTCGGAATCTAAGTACGAGTTGTCTTCATCGCCGAATCTATTCTTTTGGTACGTCGTAATTGCCCTTTCCACCCTCATATAGCCGGATTCCGTGTACTCGGTAGCAATGCCGTTTGTCAAAAGAACCTGACGCTCACTCATAGTAAAACGCTTGCCGTGAGGTGCAGAGGTGATCCCGATTAGCTCTAAAGTCTGAGTGGGACGCGCCGGATCGATAGAAAGCTTGGCTGCGTTCTGAGCTCCGTAGGCTGACAGCACCTCAATTGCCAAAGACGGGACATCCGGTTCGAGTCCGATAATCGTGGCGTGCTGATCGTTACGGGTTGCTCCAAACTTCTGCAGATCGTTAACGGAGCCCCTCTTACAGGTGTAGACATGTCCATACTGCTGCTTGTCATAGGCCCAGCGGCCGCTCGTATCGTTCATAGTCTCTTTGAAATAATCCAAAGAAACCGTGTCCGAATAGGGCATCAGGATAAAGTCGTACGGGTCATCACCCATAATTTTGGAGAATTCAAGAGTAGAGAAATCCGGCGCGCCGGTGCCTCCGGCCATGGCTGTGATTTTGACACTCAGCCCTTCAGGCGTCTCCTCTCCGGCCCCGTAGCCCTGAATATTGAGTCCTAAAGCGATGTCGTTGCCATTGGCGCCCTTATTCTTCGCGCTGACGGTAACGTAGCCCTCTTCTACTTCCGCATCCTCCTCACTCGCAGAGGCTTCTGCCGTAACCGGAAGATCGGGTTTTCCGTTAATCGCAGACGCGATTGCAGATGCTACGTCAGCAGGCGCATCATCCACACCGACCGCTACCTGAACTCGATCGGCTCCGATATAAACGCTCAAAATGCCGGCTAAGGTAGGAAGACCCGATACTGTATACGTGCCCGAAGCAGCTGTTGCCGCTTCCGGATCACTTAACGGAATTGCCCAAACCTGACCTGCAGGATCGTTTTTGCGATAAACCGTGTTCATTCTGGCCAGCTCAGAGCCTCGACCAAAAAGGTCCTTCCCTTGGCTGTCGCCGGTGACAAGAACCGGAACGAGAGGTGTCGCCTTACCTTCTGTCATTTGGCCAATTAAAAGAGTGGTCTGAGTCGAACTGGCCAAATTAGCCATCGAATTATCCACTTCGGCATAAAAAAGCGGCGTTCTCACGTCGCTCGGAATGTTGTTAAATGAAATACTCATTGAGTTTTCTCCAAATCAATTAAAACTTTTGCTTCAATCCTGCCGTCCGGACGGCCCTTCTCGGCAATCACATCGATATCGGTGTACATCCGGAGGAACCTTCCAAGTCGATCGATGTCTGCTCCGTGACGGGTTTCGTTATCGTTGATTTCGTACTGACAGGAGAAATCCAACTGGACGGTCAATGCCGCGCGATTAAGATCAAGGACGGTAAGAGACTCAAACTGAATCCAATCTCTGCCGGCCTGAATATCGTCGGCTCCCAAAATGGCTTTAAAGACTTCTTTTTTGAGATCGACCGACCGCTCCCAGGCTGTCAGACCTTGCTCATCCTCGGTATTGGCGACCATCAGGATGACGGCAAAGTTGAACCGCACCTGCTGCTTGTAGCGGTTGATCACTGCAGGTTCTTCCGGATCCTCAGAGACCGGAATCACAAACGCAGCCGGAAGCAGCTCAGCTGCCACCGACTCATCAAGCCGGGAAAACGTTCCGACGCCAAAGATTCGGCCCTCGAAGCCCGGACAATGAGCCCGCAGTTCCTGAATAATGGGTTTTAATTTCACTTCATTAAGCTCCTAACCGGGCCCGGCTTAAAGGCATCTTCCAAAATCCGCCCCACGACCGCTTGAAAGCGGGTTCGGCCATAGGTTTCTGCGGCAGCTGAGACCGGATTGGCACGCGGCTTAGCCACTTTTGCCTCAAAAGATTGCTTGCGATGCGCACGGGTTCGCTTGCTGCGTTTGGGCCCTGCGTGGCCAAAGACGACAAACGCGGGATAAAACCCGCGTCTTTTCAGTTCTGCAGAAACCTGCTTGCCTTTTCCGTAGGGTTTCACGGCCACCGAGAAACCGGAGCGTGAAACCTTGTAGGAAATTGCTTTCTGGAATATCCCTGTTTGCTTTCCCGGATAAGCTCCGGCAACAGATACTCCTTTTTTGCTGACCAGTTTCTTTGCAATCTTGGAAACGTCTCGGCCGACCTGAGTAAAACCTTTCCTCATCGACTTTTTATCGAAATCGGCAAAGTTCAAAGGTCTTGCAAACTTCGCTTCAATTCTTAACGGCTGCATTGAGCACCTCGCATTCCAATAACGTGAACCGACCGGCACTGTTGCAGTCCGTCACTCGCTTGACCCGATACCAGAAGCCCGCGCATTCAAGCTCGATCAGACGCGGCAGATCCTGAGGCCTGCTTTTGCCTTTGACGCTTCTGATAAAGATCCGGTGCGTTACGGCTTCTTCTGTCTGGATGTTCTCCCAGAAGACCGACCCGCCGATCACTTCTACCTTGCACCAACAGATCCAAAGAGGCGTTCGTTTGGTGGATTGATCTGCTTTGCCGTCGGACATGAGCCGGGAGGAATAAATCGAACAGCGCCGATTCAGTTGTCCGGATAAAGGTTCGATCACTTGTAAGCCCTCCACGAATCGATCATCCGCTCAAAGAACGGAGTACTCTTGAAAGACTTCTCGCTGTCGGACTCGCGGTTTGCATAAGCAAAAGCAACACAGGCACCGACCCAAACACGCAATGCAGCCGGCACGTCTGCCTTGTCCGAGCACACCGCATCGGAATCATCTTCACCTCGGGCAATGATGTGTCTTTTCAGACGATGCTCAAGGTTTTCCGTGGCAGCGCGGCCCAACTCTTCGAGAAACAAGTCTTCAGACGTGTCATCGATACGCAAATAGCGCCGGAGATAAGCGGCGTCGACAATCGACACCATACCTTTTGCTTCATACATAGGCTAAAAAGGCGACGTTGCCGCCGCCCTCCTAAGGTTGATTAGCCCGCTCCGCCTTGGGCGCCCTGACTGCCTTTATCAGTGCCTTCGCCTTCGGTCTTCGGCTTTGTTACCGTCAAATCGCCGCCCACAATGCCGCTCGGACGTTCGATCGCGAAGGCCAAACGACGGTCTGCCTTGATAGTGACAAGACCCTTTCTGAAGTTGTTGCCGTCTTCATAGCCGAATTCCACGACGGTTTCCTTACGGTCGTAGATCATGCAGGCCATGTTGGTGTCTAAGGTCAGGAACTTGCCTTTGGGCATTGCGGAACTTTCCACAACGTAGGTATCCCAAATCGGACGATTGGACGGAGCCATCGGATCGCTGAAGAGGTAGCGGCCATTGGAGTCCTTCAAACAGCGAAGTTTGAAGTAATCGACCGGATTCATGATCGTGACGTTCGGTGTCAGACCCACAGACTTCACGGCCAGTGCAGCAAAACCGATCAAATCGACCTGATTTGTGATTTCGGGGTTCGTATCCGGATCAAAGCCGTGCGGCGTATAGTTGCCTGTCACCAGAAGGCCGCTTAAGTTGGCGTTTGTTCCGTCACCGTTCAGAAGCTGGCTTTCCACGCGCTGCTTAACACCGTACTGGACGCGGAAGTTAATGTAATCCGCCAATGCCTGAGAATCCTCCATGAGGTCCTTGGTCACAATGAAGCAGTTGCCGATGTCTTTGACGTTGGCTGTCTGAGTATCGAACTCGATTTCAGACTGCGGAGCAGAGTCCACACCGTTGACCACTTCTGCAGCATTGTTGACGTACTTCTTCTCACGAGAGTAGACAATCGCTTTGTTGCTTGTCGGAGAATGATGAATCGTATCTTCGAGCGTAAGCGGTGCAGTTCCGATGCCGATAATGCCTTGGACACGCTGATCCGGATAAACCTTGGAATCAACCGTGGAGCCGGTACCGACCGGGTCCGGATCAGTCAAAGTAACAGAGAAGCCTTTGCCTTTACCGGCAGCAAACTCCAGGAAACCTGCATCAGCCACCACACGGGCGCCGAGTGTGAGCGGCGCGGAAACGTTGTCAGAGCCGCCCGGCTGCTGCTGTTTGAGGCGGCGGATTTCTTCAGCCAGACCAAGCTGCTTTTTGCTGAGTTCGGCGAGTTCGGCCTTAACTTTGGCGGTTTCTTCAACCGTGGACAACTGTCCTAATCTGGCCTCGATGTTGTTCATTGCGGACAGGAGTTTTTCAATTTCTTCGTTCATTTAAATTTTCCCACTGAGTGCTTTATCGATTCGCTCGGTTACACCGAGCACCTTGTTTAATGCTTCAGCCAAAGCAGCGTCCCGCTGCTCTTCGCTCAGCACCTTCTTCACGCGAGAAACAAGCGCCAAGGCCTGTTTCCGGCTGAAGCCGCAAGAATCCCTCAGGCAGGCTTCAAAATCTCTTAACGTCTTAATTTTCTCGATGGTTTCATCCAGAGAATCCTTCGAGAGTGTTTCTGCAATCCTCGCCTGGCCGTCAGCCGGGAAGCTGCAGATGGATATTTCGAGAAGCCTAGCAATGCTCAAAACCTTGATATTGCCGTTGTCATCCTCAACGTATTCGCCCACGCGAATACCGACAGACAAACCGTCCAGAGTTCCGGCTTTGAGCGCTTCATAAATATCAGAGGCCGCTCCGACCCCGAGTGTGAGTTCTCCCTCAACATAAAGACCTTTATCGTCTTCTTTGAGAGAAGTCCAACGGCCCACCGGAACGGCGGAATAGTCGTGGTTGAAGAACATCTTCGGCGTCGAAGTCGAGTTCTTCAGTACCGCGCTGTAGGCTCCTTTGGCAATGTAAAAGCCGTAACAATTCAAGTTGTCGTAAACCGAGGCGTATCCTTTGATGACGCCGGTTTTCTTGTCTTCGGATAGCTTTACTTCCACGCCTTCCAATCTGACGGATAACGTCTGATCCTTTTTCAGCTCTTTAGACACTGTCTGACTCCTTAGTTTTTTGGTCGACCGTTGCTTTGGCCAATGCTGAAATAGGCCTCAGCGCCGACTGCGCAAAATTGACATCGCCGCCTTCTACCGGCGGCAAGTTTTCGTATTGACGTGCTTCGTTAACGGTTTCAACGCCGTACTGGATAGCTTTGCCGTGAATTTCCATGCGCTCTTTCATGGTTGCCCGGAGCAAGTTATCCATGGAAATTTCTACTGTGTAGAGCGCAAATTCTTCCGGCGTCATGATTCGTGCTCTCACCGCCTGTTCAATTCGCCGGCATAAGGGCAGCAAGGTGAACTTTTGGAAGCCCAAGATGATCTGCTCAATACCGCTGCCCCATGTTGTGGCCGCGTTTGATCCGACCAGAACGGAGGGGACGCCGAACCAGCGGCAGATTTCCTCCACGGAAAACCGCCTTGTCTCCAGAAGCTGTGTTTCTGCCGGCGTCAGCGTCAGAGGCGCGTAATTCAGACCGCCTTCAAGCACGTAGAGACCCGAGCGGCTGCCGTTGGCCATTTCGTTGAAGGTCGTTTGAAGACGCTCCCTCTGTTCTTTGTCGAGCGTGCCTTCCGCGCTCAAAATGCCGCTCGGTTTGTTTGCGTTACCAAAAAGTGTAGACGCGGTTTCTTGGGCGTCGGCCGCTTCGCCAATTGTGGCAGCCATCAATTTCAACTTCGAGGCTCCGGCAAAACGGCCCCCAACGCCTTTCAGGTGAAACATAAACTCTTTGGCGATCTTCTCTGTCCCACAATTTTGGTCGTATTCATACCGCAGAGTCGAACCGTCATAAATCGTTTTCACCTGCGAAGCATTGAGGGGCATCATCGAAAGCACGCGTCCGGACGGATTGTTGTCCTCTCGTTTTAGCCGGGCGTACCCGTTGCCTCGGAGTACCATATTGAAAATGAGCTGAGACCAAAACTCGACCGGCGTCATGAGCTCGTTCGGACCATCGTGAAGCAGCTTCCAAAGTTCGGTTTCTCGGGCTAAGTCTCTGTTTCCGCTGTCATTGCGGTAAACGAAGATCGGCATGGAAGCCACTGTTTCAGCCAAGAGCGTCGTGCATGCCATCACGGAGGAAATTTGCAGGGCCGTTTCTTCCGAAGTCTCCCGTTTCCTCGGCACCAGCTGCAGCATAGGTTCTGTTCGCTGCACCCCTGTATTGTCTTTGAACGGGTTCCCGATCGAAGAAAAAAAAGAACTCAAAAACATAATTTACCAATTGAAAATGAGCGGAGAATCAAGCATCGGTGTCAGATCCACCGGCTTTTCAATCTTTCCGCCGCCGATCAGGAATGAGTAGAAGGCCATGATTAGGGCCACCACCAAGTCGATCTTGTTTTCATTCCTCAGCTTGTTCGGATAAATGTTGTCTTTCGCATCGCGATGACAGACGACGTTTGAAACGCACCAGTTAAAAATCGGATCATCCGGATGATGCAGTCTCCCGGACATCACTAAAGCCTCGATGGTTTTCATCGGCTCGGAGAAGTTCTGGACACTGTTTCGGACTTCGACCATCGGACAGCCTTGCTCGGTTAATTCACTCGCGAGCTGAGTTGCCTGCCACGGGTCATAAGCGATTTCCTTCACAACAAAGTCAGAGCAGCTTCTCCGGACATATTCTTTGACCTCTTCAAAATCGACTACCGCACCTTCCGTCACTTTCAGACGCGCTTCGTACTCCCAGCCGGAGTAAGAAGCATTTTTCGCTGTGTTAACGGTTTCCCGGGGAAGCCAAACCTGCGGGAAAACAAAGAAATGCTGGACGCCGTTGATCGTTTTACAAAAGAGTCTGACTGCTGCCGTTAAGTCAATCTTTGAGGCCAAGTCGAGCCCCAGCCAAGATTCCTGTCCGTAGAAGTCGGATTCCTCCAAGGCCGGATCGCCGCACTCATTCCACTTGGTCAAATCCATCCAGGCCGCGTCTGCGTTACACCAGACATCAAGGTGCTTGGTCTTAAAGTTGTTAACCGCACTTGCAACCGTCTGCGCTTTATCCCGGAGTGATTTAATCGTCTCCGGATGGACCGAGACGCCCCAGTTCGGATTGGCTTTGATCAGCGCACTGTCACTAGTCCAGTCATCCTCTTTATCGATCGTGTAAATAATTCCGAACTGGTCATCCCCGCCGGAACTTTTTCCGGACAAAACTTCGATCACGTAGTTTCTAAGCTCGTAGCAGATTCCGGATAAGCTGAATCCGGCCGTCGTAATAGCAAACAGCAGGGGCTGCAGACGCTTGCCGATAGACGTCTCAACCACGTCGTAGACTTCGCGGGTTTTATGCGCGTGAAGTTCGTCAATACAAGCAAAGTGCGTATTGAGACCATCTAAGGTGCTGCCTTGCGCGGACTTCGCAACGAATTTTGAGTTACTGGCGATCTGAACTATTGAATAATCCAACGCCTTAATTCCGAGTTCTCGACTCACATCCGTGCAGCGGCGGACCATATCGCGCGCAGTATCAAAAACTTCTCTGGCTTGCTCCCGGGTCGTCGCAAAAGAGTAGCAATCTGCGCCGCCTTCTCCGTCCATGGTCATCATGTAAAGACCGATCGCGGCCGAAAGCGTCGACTTCGCGTTACCGCGAGGAACTTCAATGTACGAGCGCTTAAAACGGCGCTTTCTCGTATCTTTGTGAACCCAGCCGAAGATTGAAGTGACAACAAAACACTGCCAGGGCTCCAGTTGGATCAACTGGCCGGCTTTAGGTCCTTTCACATGCCTTAAATGCTCGATAAAGAAGCAGGCCCGAGTCGCCAAAAACGGGTCAAACACATAAGGAAAAGACCCTGATTTTGATTTTTCAAGGTCTTTTTTCTGTCTTTCACAAGCCTGGCGAACATAAACACAAGCAAGAACTTCGCCGCTTAGAACCTGCTGCACGTACTTTTGAGCCCATGCAACGTAATTTTTCAATTCATTCCACCGTAATCAAGACCAAATTCAAGGCATTTTTGCATCGCCTCTTGGGAAAAAAGTTCAGAATCTTCTTGATTTTTCGGAGTATCCGCACCGTTTAAAGCGATGACTCGAGACCGAGAAGACGGCGTTAGCCCGAGTTCGGCAGCCACGCTTTTGAAAGGCTGAACACTCTTAACGATTAAGTTGGCCAGGAACCTGTCTTTTTCCTCCAAGGCCTCCATCCTGGCATTGATGACCTTGGCTCTGTCTAAGCTGCCGAACTTCAGGGCTTCCTCGTACTGAGGCCGAAGTTCCGAGAGCTCCGCGCGGAGCGCCTTTTTTTCTTTTCGGCTTTTCGTGATCTCTGCCCAGAGTTCGCAGTATTGCTCGAACATTCCGCGGTCGCATTGTTTGATCCAGCCAGCGCCTTCGTGCTCGAGCACAAAATTCCAATGGACTTTTGCTTCGTCCGACAGCGTCTCCGGCGGAGCCGCTTTTTCACAAATTTTTTGGCGGACCTTAGGTTCTTGGTAATTTGTACGGCACGGCTGAAGCGTCCCTTGGAGTTCTTTAATTTCTGTCGGTAAAGGTTTTCGACCTTTCATCCTATTTACTCCAGACGCGCAAAACCTCGAAAATCTCCAATTTTGCACGCATAAAAATTCGACTGAGGGCGCGGTCTCGGGCGATCGCGTCACTTCACTTTTTCACCACCCCTCCCCATGTTTCCGAAGCCTCCGTCTTCTGCGGCTGTCTTGAGGTCGTGATGTCTTTTGCACAAGGGCTGCCAATTATTTCGATCCCAAAATAACTCTTTATCCCCCTTATGCGGGATGATATGGTCCACGACCGCAGCCAAACGAGGAAAGCCTTCTGCTTCACATTGAACACAGAACGGATGGCGAGCTAAGAAGCCTTCCCGGGCTTTTCTCCAAGCGGAGGAATATCCTCTTGAGGCTGCCGATCCTCTTTCTCGATCGAGCTGGCGGCGTCGATCCGCTCTTTGATCCTGAGCGATCTGCTTATGCTTCTCGCAGTAAGAGCCGGAGCCGCGGAAAAGCGCACCGCAGCCGGGAAAGGCACAATGCTTTAACGGAAATACAGGCATAACTTCTCAATGAAAAAACTCCGGAGCAGCCACCCAACCGCTCCGGAGAACCCTCATACCACTTCTCAAGGAGAGGCCGATAACGCACGGCCCGGGCGTTCGTCCTAAGGTAGGTGACGAAAATAAAAAAGCGAACGCTCATTCAACCATCCGCTTTGCAATTTTGTTTGCCAGCTAAACGATGCAAAACAACTCTCTAATTCTTCCACCAAAATTGCTTATCAGACATTGACACATTCTTGTTACCGTAGTATTGTGAACCTAATAGGTTCACAATTGAACCTGTTGGTTAAGGAGAGTTACTATGCTAAGCCCCTTTGGAAAAGTTATTAGGAGTGCCAGAATTCAAACAAGTACAACACTCACACAACTTGCAAATTTTTTAAACGTATCAGTGTCCTTTTTAAGTGCCGTTGAAAACGGCAGGAAGCCGGTCCCTTCAACCTGGCGAGGAAAAGCCGAAGAATTCTTCTCTCAACACGGCCTCAAAGCAGACTTTTCAAAAGAAATTGCACTTTCTTCAAAACAGATCAATCTAGATGGTTTGCCAACTCAAACCGCGAATGTCCTCTCCCGTGTATCAGCTGTGAACTTCCAGAGGCTCTCTGACGATCGCGTCAAAGAATTTTTAGAAGCTCTAGACAAATTAGAAAAGGAGCAAAACAAATGAGTTTCAAGCATTGCGCCCGGAGTTCTTTCATTCCGGGAACCGAAGCCAGTCCAATGAGCGCAAAGCAAATACACGACATCATGCTGGGTTATCGCAATCGTTTTGCAAGACCCGACGAGGCCGTAAACATCGAACTGGCCCTCGATTTTTGCACCAGTGAAAAAAACGCTTCATATCAGATCGTGACCCGCGCAGAATTTGACGCCATACCGAACAGCAGCAGATCTGAAGCTCTTTGGGACGGTGTCACGAGAACGATCTATATTCCCGATGATCTTGAACAAAAAGTCGGGATCCATCGCATGCGTTACACCATCGCACATGAGATAGCTCATATGATACTGGACCATAAACCTCCCGCACTGGTGTACGGAAGAGGAACCCCTTCACGAAGGGAAGATATCCCGATCTACCGCGACCCTGAGTGGCAAGCAGATAAAGGTGCAAGCTTCTTACTGATGACCATAGCCGGAACCAAAGCGAAAGGTTTAGTTTCTGCCTCAGAAATCAGCGAGAACTTCAATGTTTCCCTGAAGTTTTGCGTTTCTAGATCTTCATTATTTTAAAAATCCTCAATAAAACATAAGGTTAATGTTGAAATCGAGGAT